ATTGCTGTGCAGAAATATTCACGTTTGTTAAGCAACAGCAACCCTAACCCAACACAGTCTGACTGGAATCGGGTTAAAACGTTTGATTCAAAATCGCAGGCGGAACTTTTGCAAGCGGCTTTGGCAGACTTGAAAAAGTATAACCACCCAAACGAAACGTACGACATTGATTTGGTTAATTCGCCATACGTACCACTGAATCAAACCGTCCACATCGCCGATGAAAACCAACAATTATTCCTGTCTGCCAAGGTATTGAGCATTCAGCGCAGCCGTGCTAACCATTCAGTGCAGTTGACTCTGGGTGAGTTCGCGCATGAAACAGTCAGCTTTGACCAACGGCTCAGCGATCTTGCCAACCAGATGGCCAACATGGCTAAAACACTTAAATTTTATCCCTGGACCCGCTATGCCGATGATGATAAGGGTACTAACATGTCAGCACTACCAGCTGGCAAAAAGTATAGAGCAATTGTTTGGTCTGACAAGACTTCAGTCCCAAGCGACAATCCGGCTGATTATGCTAATCGCTGGGAGTTGATTCAGGGCGAAGACGGAGCTAATGGTAAGCCTGGGCCTAAAGGTGACGATGGCATCAGCAGCTATCTTCATACTGCGTATGCTAATAGCATCGATGGTAAAACTGATTTTTCGGTAACAGACGCTAGCGGCAGATCTTACTTCGGGCAGTACGTTGACGAAACCCAAGCTGACAGCACCGACCCGACGCGCTACTTGTGGGCCTTGTTCAAGGGCCAAGATGGCCGTGATGGTAAAGATGGTAGTGATAATGTTCCAGTTGTGACGGTTGGCCCGAGTTACCCTGCTAAACCAAAGGCTGGGGACCAGCACTGGTTAACCGACGAGGACGGAAATCTTGCCGCTTTTGCCATATTTGATACCACAAGTGGTTGGGATTCAAAACCAATTGCAGCCAAAGCATTAAATGTCGAAACCTTTAATGGCATGACTTTTAATGGGGTCACTTTTAACGGATCTACCTTTATCTCATCTTTCAACCACATCCAACCAGATGGTTTTCCAAATACGATCAGTGGGACGACAAAAATTAGTGGTGGCAGCATGGTCACGAATGCAACGCTGGATAGTAATAGCAAGCAAACGTATCAATCTAAAGTTGATCAGTTGGGGTTGGTTAGCAAGTCAATGTACGACGGTAAGGAAGTTAGTTCCGTTGATGCACGCCAAGGCATGCTCACACTAAAATCTTTATATAATCCTTCTGGCAAAGATGTCACGCTTGCATCAACGTTTACGGCGGCTGATTCGGTTTTCTATCAGCACATTGATAGCGGACTTGAAACCAATGATGTTAAAAGCCTGAAAATTGGATATTCAAGAAAAGGTCCGAATGTCACCATTGGGATTGCTTTTGAAATGAAAACTGGTAATGGGTGGGTCAAAATTGCCAACATTCGACCAGGATATAGCCCATTTAATAATGATGATGCAGCAAGGTTACTCGGTAGCATGTCGTATACGGGTGCGGCCTGTGAATTGTATGTTTCAGCGGGTGGAATTTACATCATTCCGTGGCGTAGTCAAGGTGGGTATGCTGGCAGCTTGAGTTTCATTACTCGTGATGCGTATCCGATTAATGATGCGGTGGTGAATTAAGATGAAGATTAAGATTTGGCTAGATGAGCAAAACCGCCTGACCAACTGGGCCTATGAAGCGGAAGATGCCAAAGTAGGATCAACAGAGGACGGTCAACAAATCATAGAGGCAACTGACGTGTCTCAGTTTTTTGAGGGTCACGCATCTCTTGTAGACGGTAAAATCGTTGCCGATGAGGGTTACGATCCGGCTAATGATCATCCACTTCCCGGACCGTCACCTGAACAGCAGATGATTGCCGCGCTGTATGCCCGTGTGACAAAGCTTGAGGATGGTGGAAAAAATGAGTGACTTTGAATTTTGTGGCACACTATATTCTTGGGGGTGCCCGATAGAGCAGTACGTGGGGCGGCAAATAACGGAGGACCAATACAAGCAAATAACAGGCAGTGACTATGTCGCCAGCAAAAGCTAGCGGCTATTTTTATGGAAGGAAGTGATGACAATGCTAAATAAAATCAGAGATCACCCGACACACACAGCACTCGCCATTGGCATGGTTGCTATTGGCTTGTTTCTAATCATCAATGACCATTATTTCATATGGCCCCCACATTACTCTGACTGGTTAAACGATGACATTGTGGGGTTTTTGTTTGTCATTGATGGACTCGGGATTGGGGGTTGGGTGCTATGGGAAACACAGTTAGCGGTGACCAATCGTCTGTTGCTTACGACTACCAGCTTTTTAATGTCGTTCTTGACAATACTGCAATTCCTGACCTCAATCTCAACTGGAATCTACTCAAGTTGGATCAGCAATGCGATCATAACAGCCTTCGTGCTGATTCTGGCACGAAGGAGTGACAGCCGTGACAGCAGCGATAACTAAAATCATTGTCGATTCTACTCCATACATTGCAACCATCGTTTCAACGCTTATTGCTTATCTTACCTACCGCGAGGGTAAACGGAAGAACAGGCATGATGAGCTTGAGGACATGAACGACAGATTACGCGCAGATAATGACCGTTTGAGACGTGAGAATGAGCGTCTCAGGAAGGAAAACAATCATGAATAATTTGACAGAACTTTTAGTATCACTTGCAGTAGCAGCAGTCCCAATCATTGGGGCTTGGATCTCAAAACAGTTGCTGGCTAACAAGCAAGCACTCACTTTGGTAAAGGTATTAGGCCCATTGGCAAACGCAGCCGTAACAGCGGCAGAACAGCTCGGTGTGACACAGGCGATTGACGGTGCGGTTAAGAAATCGACTGCCATTCAAGCGGTTAAAGATGGTTTGAAGTCGCTTGGCTTCACCAGCACAGACGAGCAGACGATTGCCAACGCGGTTGAGAAAGCTTATGCGGATTTGAAGGATAGTCTGGCAGAAACCTATCCACAAAAGACAGTTGATCAGGAAGCATCTAATCAAGACAAGGTAGAGGCCGCAGCTCAAGCAGCCGCAGACGCAGTTAAGGCTCAGCTGGCACCATCATCTGTTGCTCCACAGCAATAAGGAGGAAACAAAATGGAAGACTTCTTCTGGAAAATGTTCTCATACATTGCTGTGATTATTATTTCTGAACTCGGTCTTTACGTTTTTCTGATTCAATTCCCATTTCTGAGTCTTCTATTCAAAGTGCTTATTGCTTTTGTCACGGTACTAACGGTCTTCTTTATCCTTATTTCCTTGGTCCTGATGATTGCTGATTGGCACGAATTCTTTTCAAAAAGGTGAAAGGAGGAATCAAATCAATGAAACTAAAAAATAAACTAATCACTTTGGTAGTCGCCTTCTTGGCGGCTATTTCTTTTGCCCTGCCATCGCAGGTGAATGCGGCATTGAATGGCATTGACGTGTCAAGCAACAACTACGGTATTGACGTCAGTCGTGTACCTGCAGATTTTGCTATCGTTAAGGCCACAGAGGGCACTGGCTACGTTAATCCACAATTTCAAACAAATGCGCAGCAAACATTGTCTAGCGGTAAGAAACTAGGAATTTACCACTTTTTAAATGCAGGCGATCCAATCCCACAAGCTGAAGCTTTTGTAAAACAGGTACGTCCTTATATCGGCAAAGCCGTGTTGGTTCTTGATTTTGAAGATACGAACTACAGCAAAGTGCAAAATGCCAACGGCGTTGTGAATGCTAAACGCTGGTTAGATTACGTTTACCAGCAAACGGGTGTAAGACCATGGATTTACATGTCACTCAGTGCTGAAAATGGACTTTCTTGGCCTGCTGACGTGATTGCTAACTACGGTATTTGGATTGCACAGTACAACAGCTATAATCCAGTTTATGGCTATCAGCCACGAGATTTGTTCGGCTCAATTAAACAGTGGCCTTCTATGACCGCCTTTCAGTATTCTTCAATGGGATATCTTAGCGGATGGGGCCAAAATCTAGATTTATCAGTCTTTTATGGTGACCGTAATACTTGGGACAAGTATGCGGCAGCCAACGGTAGTACAGCACCTGTAACACCGGTGCCAAGCCAACCAGCAGAATCAAACGTGGCCAGTGATACCGACTATGCACAATCAGGTGTCTTCAAGCCGTCCACAACTGTTAACATCCGCACTGGTGCTGGTACAGGATACACAGCAGTTGGCAGCTATGTGCCGGGTGAGAGCCTTGTGTATGATCATGTGTATATTCGCGGTTCATATGTTTGGGCACGTTATCTCAGCTACTCAGGCAGGTATCATTATGTTGCCTTGGGCGTGAATGGTGGGGAGAGCTATGGCTCGCGTTCGTCTGGATATACTTCGCCGGTAAGCCACACGTATTATACAGTCCGCTCTGGTGACAGCTTCTGGAGCATTGCCAGCAAGTACGGTATCAGCATGTACACTCTGGCTGCTAACAACGGCAAGTCAATTTACAGCGTCATTCATCCAGGCGAAAGCCTGTATATCCGATAACAAAAAGTCCTCTGCTCGCTAACGCGGGTGGAGGACTTTTTTATTGAATATCAAAAGGTTGACTAGATTGAACAGCGGTTATTTAAACTTTTTAGAACAGCCGTTAACTCCATTTGCATAATACTGTTTTTTTATATCAAAGTTTATTATAATAAAGGTATGAATACAAAAGCTGTTAAGGTCGCTGGACTCTCCAATGATACTATTTTAGATATTAGTATGGCGCTAATAAACGACATGGGGTTAAACAAAACCGACAACAAGTACTTGATTAAGCTTCATAAGGATAGTGACCAGATTTTATTAGATTTGTTGAGTGACGGTAATACTTTAAAAACTTTGTCTTTAGCTATTGCTTCGGGGCCATTAATACTGAATACGGAAGCAATGAAAGTAATTAATGCTCAGGCTGAGAAGATGTTTCGTGAAGATACTATCTACGGTATTAAGGACAGTACAGGAGCAGACCGTATTATTGGCTCAATTCAAAATAGCTATGATGGCAATGATTTTTTTCCGGGTGTCATTAAAAAGGCAACTGCTTATTGGTTTAAGTTTGCTACTAGTCAAATGTTTTTTAATGGAAATAAACGGACTGCGTTGATGTCGGGCCTTTATTTTTTAGCTGTGAATGGCTTTTCTTGGCCTAATATTAATGGCAATGAGCTTTATTCAATAACTGTTGCGGTTGCGAATAAAGACATAAGCCAGTCGGAGCTTGAATCTTATATTAGAGGGAAAACTGGCCTTCAATATTTTTCTACGCCTAAGCAAGCACTAGATAATAGCACCGCGACACTTAAGTTTCATTTTACAATTGACAATCCGAATATTAATCCTTAATATACAGTCACAGGATAAGGAGGCTGAATCATGTCCATTAAACTTGAAAAAACCGACTTTGACTTTGCATCTGTTTATGCGAATGAGCAGTGTGCAAACAAAACCGCCAAGGAAGTTCCGGCATGGCAAGTTAAAAAAGATATCGATAACTTATTGAAAAACGATCAAATTAAAACAGCGGTTACTTTGCTTGCATCTGTTTAA